GCAACAGACATTAGTGTTGATAGTGCATTAATAACAGCGGATCAAACTGACGAATAATGATAAAAGAAATAGTTGAAATGTTAAAAATAGATAACTTTTATGGAGTAAGTGAAAGAATTGATATTGCTAAAGGCAAATACAAAGCACCTTTAACTTTTTCTGAATCAAAAGATATAATTAAACGCAATTGGTATGGCAAATAATAGTGAACATTTAGTATATACAATAACCATTAAAGATAATGGTACTATGGTTATTGAAAACCTCAATAAAGAGGTTAAAAATAATGCTCAATTATTTAAAGAATTAAATAAGGATATACTAAAAAATGCAGAAGCTGGAAATTTAAGTGCAAGTGCTATGTCAGCACAAATTAATCAACTTAAACGATTAAGAGATTCTACCACCACTAGCAATACAGCATTTAGAAAGCAAACTGAGGACATACGTATATTAGAAAAACAATATAAAAAACTTACCCAAGTAACTCAACAACAAACTGACAAAACAGGACTGGCTTCTGCAACTCTTGTTGAATTTAGTAGGGGTATTCAAGATGCTAACTATGGTTTTAGGGGTATTGCAAACAACCTTTCTCAATTAACTACATTAATGACCACTTTAATTGGTACTACAGGTGGTCTTAAAAATGCTTGGGATGCTCTTAAAAATGCGTTTACAGGCCCGATTGGATTTTTAGTTGTAGCTAACATTGTTATTGCTGCTCTTGAAAGATTAGAGATTATGTCGCAAAAAACCACTAGAGAAACTAATAAATTAAATGATGCTCTTAGTGAGGCGGGTGGTTTAATTAATTCAATGGAAAGATATGCAGATATAGCAAGAGATGCCAATAGAACAGATGAAGAAAGAACTGTTGCTCTACAAAGACTTGCAGATGAAGGTTATGATGAAGCAACTGGATCAATAGATGACTTTTTAGACGCTAAAAGAAAATTAGCTTTATTTAATGCCACAGAAAGTGTTTTTCAAGAAGAAGAAAAAGAATTTTTAGCAGAAAGAATAAAATTAAACCGACAATTAAAACAAGCAGAAGAAGATGTTATAGCTGAACAAAAAAGAATGAGTGCTGCAAACTTAACTCCTTATAGTGATGTTGGTGGTAATATAACTATACTTAAAGATGACATTAAAAGAATACAAGGTTTGTTAATAGAAAATCAAGATGAAATAGATAAGATTAGCAATGAAATGCTTGACTCTTTTAACAAAACAAGTGAAGAATTAAAAGATAATCCTTTTTATACATTGTTATTTGGTGTAAAAGATGATAAATCTGATAAAAAAGAAGTATTAGATTTTGAAAAGTCGGTTGAAGATGCTTTAGCTGTTTGGGAAGAGCAAAAATGGCTATTAGAAAGAGAAAGGTTGCAAGAGCATTATGATAAACTTATCGAGATGACTAGAGCAAAAGGCGAAAGCACAATAGCTTTAGAAACGGCAAAATTTGCAGCATTAAAACAAATGGATGAGAAAAGAGCGGCAGATTTAAAAGCAATTGAAGAAAAAGAAAAGGAAAAAGCAGAAAGAGAAGCTGTAAGACAAATAAGAATATCTCAAGCACAAGTTAGAGTAGAAGAAGAAGCATTAAAACAACATCAAAAAATAGCACAAGCAAGAATTGGATTTGCAACTCAAGTTTCTGGGATACTTCAAACTTTAGCAGGTGAAAACGAAGAAATGGCAAAAGTAGGTTTAATACTTGAAAAGGGAGCTGCTATTGCAGATATTGTAATAAAATCACAACAAAGTGTTGCTACTCAAACAGCAGCTTCAGCAGCCTTTAAATTAAAAACGGAAGCAGCTTATGCTGGTTTACCAGGAGGGTTTTTAGTAGCTAAAGGATTAATTGCAGCAAACCAAATGTCCCTTAAAAAAAATATATTAAACACAAAAATTTCAGCTGGTTTAAGTATTGCACAAATATTAGCGACATCATTAGCACCAAAAGGAAACGACATAGCAGCTGTGTCAGCACCAAGCGAATCATCAACATCAGCTCCACAAATACAAGCACCATCGTTCAACGTAGTAGGTGCAACTCAACAAAGCCAATTAGCACAAGCAATTAGTGGTCAAGAGGAAAAACCTATTAAAGCATTTGTAGTTGCTGATGATGTTACTACAACACAAGAATTATTAAGAAAAGCGGTAGAGGGTGCAACCTTAGGATAAAACAAAATATATATAAAGAGTTATTTAAGTATGGAAAACATTATTGAGTTAATTATTGATGAAGATAACGAGATAAGTGGAATTGAAGCTATTTCAATAGTAGAGAACCCTGCAATAGAAGAAGATTTTATAGCATTGAAAGAGCATAAAGAGATCCGATTAGCAGAGGTAGATAATGAAAAAAGGATCTTAATGGGACCTGCACTTATTCCTAATAAAAAGATATTCAGATCAGGTGGCGAACAAAGTGATGATTACTTTATTTACTTTTCCGAAGACACTGTTCGTAAAGCATCAGAGTTATTCTTTATTAAAAGCAAACATAAAAATTCAACATATGAGCATACAATTGAATTAAATGGTATGTCAGTTGTTGAATCTTGGCTTATAGATAACCCTAAAAAAGATAAATCTTCAAATTATGGTTTTGATCTTCCTAAAGGTACTTGGATGGTATCGATGAAAGTATTAAATGATGATGTTTGGGAAAAAGTAAAAAACGAAGAAGTTAAAGGATTTTCAATAGAGGGATTCTTTGCAGATAAAATGGAAAGACCAAAAGAGAGCATAGAAGAAAAAGCATCTTTTGATTGGGATAAATGTGATGAGTGTGAAGAAGTTTGTGATGAATGTAAAGAGGAATTAAAAGCACAAAAGAAATTAGAAGAACTTATAAATAAATTAACATAATGCCAGGATATTACCCACAAAAAGAAAAAAATACCAAATCTAGTAAACAAACTAGAAGAAAAAATGCTACCGTAAGTAAGACAAGTCCTAAAGCATCATCAAGAGGTTGTTTGTGTCCAGATGGAAAGACATACTCTAGAGATTGTTGTGATGGAACTCTTGAGGCACAAGGAGTTGGTAAGGTTTAAAAATACAACAAATTTTTCTTATATAGTTACTTTATAAAATCATAATATTATGAAAGCAAGTGAAGTAATAAATAGATTAAAGGACGTTCTTTTGTCTTCTACTGAAACTGAAGAAGTAGCTAAAACTACTACAAAAGAGGATGTTGAATTAAAGGAACAAGCACCTGAGGTGCAAAACGAAAATGTTTCAGAAGAAAGTTCTTCTGATAAAAACATTGATAATTCTACTTCATCAGAGGATATAAGAGAAATCAACTATTCTGCAGATGAAGTTACTTCTGATTCTAAGGAAGAAATTAAATCAGAGGAATTAGAAGAAGAACCTCAAGAAGAAATTGTTGAGGAAAAAAGTCCTGAATATGCAACTAAAGATGAAGTTGCTGAGGTTAGGGCTATGGTAGAGAAGTTAAGAGGTATGATAGAAACTAAAGATGAAGCATATGCTGAAGTTCCACAAGAACTATCGTCTGAGGAATCTACTGAACCTTTATCTCATTCACCTGAAAATGAAGTAAGTGAAAAATTAGGTGTTAGATATGCAACTAATGCAAACACAAACACTACTTACTCAAGAGTATTAAACGCAATATCTAATAATTAAATTTTTAAATAATGTCAACAACAATAACAACATCAAATGATGTATTAAGAGCAAGATCAAAACAACACACTCTTACTACAACTCAAGAAGTATATGCAAATCAAGCTGGTGGTGAGTTTAACATAGCAACTGATGCTATTGTTATCACTTTGCCAGAGATTAATGCCAATAATATTGGTATGGAATTTACATTCAGAAACACAGGAGCAGATGGTAATAACATCATCACTATATCTCCTGCTGCTGCTGATGGTGTAAATGGAACTATCGCTAACGCTGCTGCAGATTCAGTAGCTGGTGGTGTAGTAGATAAAGACTGGATTAACACAAAAGCTACAGCAAACAAAGGTGATTGGTGTACTATTAAAGCAATAGCTGCAACTACTTGGTATGTAACAGGTGGTGTAGGAATTTGGGCATCAGAATCATAATCAAATATTAATCAAATAAATTCGTAAAAAATGGCGACAACAAATAATTTAACGACAACTTACGCTGGTGAATTTGCTGGGAAATATGTTTCTGCAGCTTTATTATCAGGTAAAACTTTGGCAGAGGGTAACCTTACTATTAAGCCAAATATCAAATATAAAGAAGTAATGAAAAAGGTTGCAACTAATGACATCGTAAAAAATGCCACTTGTGATTTTGATCCTACTTCAACACTAACTCTTACTGAGAGAATTTTAACTCCAGAGGAGTTTCAAGTTAACTTACAATTATGTAAGAAAGACTTTAGAGGAGATTGGGAAGCAGTACAAATGGGATATTCTGCATTTGACAACTTACCACCATCTTTTTCTGACTTTTTAATTGCTCACGTAGCAGATAAGGTAGCACAAAAAATGGAACAAAACATTTGGAATGGTACTAACGCAAACGCTGGTGAGTTCGATGGATTTAAGACTACACTATTAGCTGACGCAGATGTAACTGACGTTGCTGCAGTTGGTGGTGGTGTTCTTTCAACAAACGTAGTAGCAGAACTAGGTAAAATTGTAGATGCAATTCCAAGTGCTGTTTATGGATCTGAGGATTTATTAATGTATGTTTCTAATAACATTTATAGAGCATATGTAAGAGCTTTAGGTGGTTTCGCAACTAACGTAGGTGCTGCTGGTACTGACAACAAAGGTACTCAATGGTTCAATGGTGGTGCTTTAACATATGATGGTATTAATATTGTAATGGCACCAGGTCTAGCTGACAACACAGGTGTAGCTGCTGAAAAAGGTAACTTATTCTTTGGTACTGGTCTAATGAACGACCAAAACGAAGTTAAAGTTATTGATATGGCAGACATTGATGGAAGTCAAAATGTAAGAGTGGTAATGAGATTTACAGCGGGTATTCAACACGCAATTGGATCTGACATTGTACTTTACTCTTAATAAATAAATTGTATAACTGAAAATTGGGTGCGTAAGCCGAAGTGCCTACCACCCTTTTTTTTTAAAATATTAACGATATGGCTTGTGATTTAACAAAAGGAAGAAAAGAACCTTGTAAGGATGTAGTAGGTGGTATAAAATCTGTCTATTTTGCAGACTTTGGGGATATAACTATTGCCTATGATTCAACTGACACGGATGTAGTTGAAGATCTAGGAACAGTAACAGTTTTTGAGTACGAAGTAAAAGGGAACTCATCTTTTGAGCAAACAATTAATAGTTCAAGAGAGAATGGTACAACATTCTTTGAGCAAACTTTAAACTTAACACTACACAAATTAACTGTGCAAGACCACAAAGAATTAAAACTTTTAGCTTATGGAAGACCTCACGTAATTGTGCGAGATTATAATAATAACGCATTTTTAATGGGTGCTAATAATGGTGCAGATGTAACAGGTGGTACAATTGTAACTGGAGCAGCAATGGGAGATTTAAGTGGATATACATTGACACTAAGTGGTCAAGAAAATCTACCAGCTAACTTTTTAGAGGGTGCTACAGCAGCTGATCCATTCGCAGGGATGACAGGAACAGTAACTGTAACACAAGGTACTAATTCTTAAACATAGTAGGTTCTTAAACGCAAAAGGGAGTCATTAATCTTATGATTCCCTTTTTTTGTAAACAAATATGAAATATTTAGTTATATACTTATGACAACATTATTACCAAATACTAATGCTCAAATAATTAGTATAATTCCAAGATCTTATGTTGTAGCATCAGATCTGACATTAAAAATAATTGAAGATGGTACTAAGAAAAATCAGTCATTAACTGGTTTAACAAGTGCTTTATCTTCTAATGGAAACTTCTTAAATATATCTTGCACTTTTAGTATTTTAGCTGAAGATGGTAATTATTCATTTGAGATCAAGCAAGGCACAACATTATTATATAGAGGTAAGGCATATGCTACTTCACAAGTAGATTACACAACAAGTCATACTTTAAATAGTGGTAAATACAACGAATATGTTGGTGGAGATACAAATGAGCAAAAATATATAGTAATATGAACAACAATTTAAAAATAATCAATTTAGCAGGTTACGAAATTCCTAGAGTAATTGAAAGTAAAAGACATAATTGGGTAGAGTATGGTGAAAACAATTCATACTTCGATGATATTATAGAAAGATATTTGGGTAGTCCAACTAACTCTAGATGTGTTAATGGTATTGTAGATATGATTTATGGTAGAGGTTTAGATGCTACTGACTCAAAAGAAAATGCTGAAATGTTTGGGAAAATGGAAGCTATCTTAGATGGTAATCAATTAAAAAAAATAGTTAATGATCTGAAGTTATTAGGACAAGCATCAATACAAGTAACATATAACAAAAGAAAAACTCAAATCAATGGTATATTTCATTACCCAACTGAAACTTTGAGAGCAGAAAAAGCAAAAGATGGTAAAATAAAAGGATATTACTACCATCCTAATTGGAAAGATATAAAACCAAACGACAAACCTAAAAGAATACCTGCTTTCGGTTTTGGTACTAAAAAAGAATTAATAGAGATATATTGTGTAAAACCATATAGACCTGGTTTTTATTATTATTCTCCAGTTGATTATCAAGGTTGTTTACAATATTGTAACCTAGAAGAAGAAGTGTCAAATTATCATTTGAATAATATTCGTAATGGTTTACAACCATCAATGTTATTAAACTTTAATAATGGAGTACCTGGTGATGAAGCACAAGATATGATAGAAAGAAAAATATATGATAAGTTTAGTGGATCATCAAACGCAGGTAGATTTATTCTTGCATTTAACGAAGATGTTGACACTCAAGCAACAGTTGAACCAATAAACCTCCCTGACGCACACGCACAATATGAGTTTCTAGCTAAAGAGTCAAGAGAAAAAATTATGATTGGTCACGGAGTTGTTTCCCCTATACTACTTGGTATAAAAGATAACACAGGTTTTGGAAATAACGCAGAAGAATTAAGAACTGCGTCAATACTTATGGACAACATCGTTATTAGACCATTTCAAGCACTTTTAATAGATTGTCTAAAGACTATTTTAGCTTTTAATGAAATATATCTAAATCTTTATTTTGTAACCTTACAACCTATTGAATTTACTGAATTAGATAATATAGCAACAAAGATTAAAAGGGAAGAAGAAACAGGTGAAAAGTTGTCTAGTGATGAAAAATTAGATATGAGTGATGATGAAGCAGATGACATATTTAGTCAACTAGAATCTTTAGGGGAGAAAATAGATGATAATGAATGGGAACTTGTACATCAAGAAGTAGTAGAAGATTCTGAAAATGAGTTTGATTTGACAAAAATGTCAAGCGAAGCAACAGAAAAGGATGCAAAACCAAGTAAAGAATCATATCAAGACACTGCTACATATAAGGTTAGGTACTCTTACACACCTATTAAAAAATCTATTAATAGTAGAAAGTTTTGTATTAGTATGGAAAACCTATCTGAACAAGGTCTTGTGTTTAGAAAAGAAGATATTACAATGATGTCTTTTAAGGGCATTAATAAGGAATTAGGGCATAAAGGACAAAATTATAGTTTGTTTAAATACAAAGGTGGGGTTAATTGCCAACACAAATTTATGTTAAACGTATATAAGAAAAAAGTAGATGGATCAAATAAAGTTTCAATTGGACAAGCAAAAGAGGATGGGTTTAGAGAGCCTGAGAATCCAAAAGAATATGCAATAGCACCAAAAGATATGCCGAACTCTGGACATCATCCAAATTATAATAAATAATGAAAGCACTATTTATAACATTAAAAGAATTAAAAAGGAAATCCATAATAGGTGGAAATGTAGATCAAGATAAATTGATTCAATTTGTTGAAGTTGCTCAAGATACATATATTCAAACGCAACTTGGAACTAAATTATATGATAGATTACAATATGAAATAATAAATGATAGTGTAACAACTGTTAACCAAACATTAATAGATACTTACTTAAAGCCAATGTTGATTTGGTATAGCCAAGCTACATTAATTCCTTTTATTGCATTTCAAATTTCAAATGGTGGTGTTTACAAGCATAGATCTGAAAATTCAGATAGTGCTAGTTTAGACGAAATAAATAGTTTGGTTGATGAAGCAAAAATACAAGCTGAGTTTTATACTCAAAGGTTTATAGATTTTATGGATCAGAATAGTTCTGATTATCCATTATACACAAGTAATCAAGATGGGGGTATGTACCCAGAGAGAGATCAAAACTTAACAGGTTGGGTGTTATGATAAAAGAAAGAGGTAAGTATAAACCTAAAAAAGAAAACATAACTAAATTAAAGAGTTATATAAAAAAGATAAAAGATGTCATTCGGGTCAATTTATGAAGTAAGTGAGTTTGGAGATGTTAATGCAACGAATGGATGGGGTTCAATTTACCCTTTTGATGCAGATGGTTCATATTTAAGATGTGATACAACAAAAGAAACTGTGGATGACACAAGTATAACGGCAGATAAAACAGAATATTAAAATTATAAAATTATGGCAAAAACAGCAATAGGTGTAGGTAGTTCAGCAAACGATGGAACAGGAGATCCATTGAGAACAGCTATGCAATCAACAAACTCAAACTTTAATGAGTTATACACTCTACTTGGAAATGGAAGTGCATTATCTATTAGTGGAGACGTTACAATGTCAGCAGGAGCAGTAACAATCGCAAATAGTGCTGTTGAAACTGCTATGATAAATGCTGATGCAGTAGATGGAACAAAAATAGCAGATGATAGTATTAATTCGGAACATTATGTTGATGGTTCTATTGATACTGCTCATATTGCAGATGACCAAATTACAGCAGGTAAACTTGCAGATGAATTTACAGAAGCACTAGCAGTAACAAGTGCTGCATCTATTACTTTAGATGGTGGTGCTTATGATGTATTTACTTGGACTTCAGGTCATTCAACAACATTAGCATTTACTAATATTACTCTTGGAATGACAAAAAGCATAATTATAACAGGAAGTGGTGGTAGTAATACTGTTGCTTTTGGTAATATTAATGGATCAAGTGGAACATTTAATCTAATATCAGGAACTTATAGTGATGCAGCAGTAAAGAATTTAATCCAATTGAAATTTATATCAACTTCTGAATGTTGGTACACAATTTCTCAAATATCAAGTTAATATGAAAGCAGTAAATATAAATGGAATAATAACAGTTTACAATTCAGTGCCGAGTGTACTAAAAACTTCAACAGGTAGTTATTTAAATGCCCCTGCTATGTCAGATGAAGCATTAAAAGATGCAGGTTGTTTTGATCTGATCATAGATGAAAATTATGATGATAGAATACATAATTTAGGTGAGGTATATTGGGACGAGGTAAACACAGTATTTAGAAAAGATGCAGAGGATAAAACTTGGTCAGAAACTGTTAGCGAATTAAAAACAAGAAGAATTAATCATTTCAAATCAATAGTTAATAGCGAATTACAAAAAACAGATTGGTATATAATCAGAAATATAGATAATGGTGATGATGTTCCAAGCATTATTACAGATGAAAGAGCTGAATTAAGAAACCAAGCTGATACAGTTGAATCAGAAATCAATGCACTTACAACTAAAAAGAAAGTAATGCAATATGATTTCCCAAATATTGACTAATGAGTATAGGCGATAAATTATTAAAATCTGCAGCATCAGGTGCATTAGTGCCAAGCGAGAACTTTAAGGTAATTACTTATACAGGAACAGGAGCTGCTCGTTCAGTATCAGTTGGATTTCAACCTGATTTTGTTTGGATAAAACATAGAGACGGAACAGGCTCACATTCTTGGACAGATTCTACAAGAGGTAATAATTTAGTTTTACAATCAAATGAAACCTCAGCAGAAGCATCAGGGCAAATAACTTTAGATAGTGATGGATTCACAATAGGGAATAATAATGCTTTAAGAAATTCAAATGGTGCAACCTATGTCGCTTGGTGTTGGAAAGTAAATGGAGGAACTACAAGTACAAATTCAGAGGGGTCAGTAGACACTACAGTACAAGCAAATACAGATGTAGGATTTAGTATTATGAAGTGGACAGGTGATTTTACAGCATCTAAGACATACGGTCACGGTCTATCATCTGCACCTGAAATGGTTATTATTAAACAAAGAGCAACAGTAAATGACTGGTATGTTTGGCATAAAGGTTTGTCATCTGGTAATGTATTACAATTAAATACTAATGCTGCTCAAGCTACTACATTACCTGGAGTAACTACTACTGCAACAACTATAACTACAAATTGGACTACCAATAGTTATGATTGGATTGTATATTGTTTTCACGATGTAACAGGATATAGTAAGTTTGGCTCATACACAGGTAATGGTTCAGCAAATGGACCGATTGTAGAAACAGGTTTTGAGGTTGGTTGGTTAATGATAAAAAGAATTGATAGTTCTGATAATTGGTATATAGTAGATAATGCAAGAAGTACATCAAACCCAAGACAAGCTGCTTTATTTGCTAATTTAAATGATGCTGAATATGCAACTTATGGTGCTAAAGCAGATTTTTTAAGTAATGGATTTCAAATTGTAAGTACAGATAATTCTACAAATGCTTCAGGTGGTAATTTTGTTTATATGGCTTTTGCTACAGACCCTGACACAGAAGCACCTACACTTGCAAGTAGTTTTAATGCAATAGCTTATGGTGGTAATGGAAGCGATAATAATATTACTGGCTATGGATTTCAGCCAAATTTTATATTGACAAAGGTAAGAGATGCAACAGGTCAATGGAGTTTATTTGATTCAGTAAGAGGTCCATTATACCGACTTGCAACAAATACAACTGGAACAGGTGCTGCAGTAAGTAGCACTTTAACTTCGTTTGATGCTGATGGTTTTACTTTTGGTAATGAAGCAGGTAATAATAATGGAGAAACCTATATTGCGTATGGATTCAAAGCTAATGATGATGTGCCGACAATTAATGATAATGGTAGCATAGATTCACTTGTTAGTGCAAATGCTAATGCAGGATTTTCAATCGTTAAATATGATGGAACACAAGCAGGGGGGGCTACAGTTGGTCACGGTCTTTCAGCAGCACCTAATATGATAATTGTTAAAAGATTAGATTATGCAGAAGATTGGGTAGTATATCACTCATCATTAGGTAATACAAAAACATTAAACTTAAACACAGATGATGCTGAAGTAACTGATGCTGCATTTAATAACACAACCCCTTCAAGCACTGTATTTACTTTAAGTAATTGTGCTTCAGGTTCTTGTATTAATTCTAATAGTGGTACTTACATAGCATATTGTTTCCACGATGTAACAGGGTATAGTAAATTTGGAAGTTATACTGGTAGCAGTAGTGCTAAAACAGTAACAACAGGATTCCAACCTGACTTTGTAATAATTAAAAGGACAAATGCAGCAGAAGAATGGAATATTATTGATTCTCGTAGAGGTGGTGATAGAAGATTAAAAGCTGATACAACTGCTGCTGAAGTTGATGAAAGTTCGGATTATGTAACATTTGCAGCAACAAGTTTTACAATAACTGTAACAGGCAATGCTTCTTTAAATAATAATGGAGATACTTTTATATATGCAGCATTTAAACAAAATGTAACAAGCAATACTACATTAGCTAATAGCTTTAAAGCAATAACATATACTGGTAATGGTAATTCAAACAGAACAATTACAGGTGTTGGATTTAATCCTGATTTACTTTGGATAAAAGCAAGGTCAACTTCAGAACAACACTATATATATGACAAAGAAAGAGGACCATTCAATTATTTACATCCTAATTTAAGTTCTGCACAAGCAACTGATACGAGTACAAGACTTAAAGAATTTAATAGTGATGGTTTTAAAATAGGAAACGAATTAGCTGTAAATCAAAATGGTGAAACATTTGTTGCTTGGGCGTGGAAAGCAGGTAATACTTGGCAATCTAATATTGATGGAACAATACCAAGTATAGTAAATGTAAATACTGCAAATGGATTTAGTATTGTTAAATGGAATGGTGATGGAAGTGCTTCTGCAACTGTTGGTCATAATCTTTCATCAAAACCTGATATGGTTATTATTAAAGATTTATCAGAAGCAGGTGGTTGGAATACTGCTCACGTAGGTTTAGCTTCTAATGAGGGTATAGGTTTAGAATCAAATGCTGGTGCTTTTACAAGTATGGGTAACAATGGCGGTATAACTTATGCAAATTTAACTGCCACAACATTTGGGTTTGCAACAGGAGCTGTTGGTGTTAATAGTGTAAATAAAAGTGGAAATGATTATATAGCTTATTGTTGGCATTCAGTAAGTGGATATAGTAAGTTTGGTAGTTATAGTGGAAGTGGAAGTGATGGTAATGCAGTTTCGTTA